GTGGGTCTTATTACCTTTGTCGTCTTTTAGGCGCGTTTGTATTATCTTGATAGTTTCTTTCAGGTTTGTTATTCTAGATTTTTTTGGTTGCGCTAGCTCATCCAAATCATTTACGAACATAGGTATTTGTATCAAACCTTCTTCGATATCCTGGTATTGAATTTCTTTTGTCAAATCATAGTCGTAGTGCCCGTGTGTATAAGCGTCAATGATTTTAATAGCTATGTAATTGGCCCAGATTTTTTTAGGAGTGGGACATATATAGGTGTTGTTTTTCTTTTTTTCAATAGTGATGTTATATTCGAATATTTGTTTTTCAGCTTCAGTTATCAATTTCTGAAGATCGATTTTTTTCACAATCTGCTGTTTCTCCAAATATACTTCACTATGTTTAAAAGCTTCTACTAGTCTCTCATTATTAAAACCTAACTCCCACGTAGACTTCAGGATATCATCTTCGATCATTGAAATGTCGACTTCACTTAGTCCGTATTTTTTATGTAATCTATCAATCCAGGCTTTATTGCAACAGTCTTTCTTGCTGGACAAACGCAAATGTGATTCCCAACCTTGTTCATTGTTATAATCTGAGGGTTTTTCAGTGTAACGGCGTTTTAAGACTTTGGTGGTAGGTAGTTTTTCTTTAACCTTGCCAGTTATGATTTTGACTTTCTGCTCTGGATAAAGGAATTTTTTGTGCATAGCCCTAAATATAGCTAATCCATTAGCCCATTTCAAGTCTGATATCGCTAGATCCCTACAGTATTGGTATATGCCTTCCTTTGTGAGTGATAGACATTTGTTAGACCAGGGCGTATATTTAAAGTATCTATCTAATTGACGGATCATTTTTATACCACAAGATTCACATTCAAAACACTCTGTACTGCATATTGTTGAATCAACTATATCCCCTATTCGACAGTATTTCATCACTAACCCTAAACCCTGGGGTATGTCGTCCGTGTTTGGTTCACTGAAAACTTCATTGTAGCCTTTCACGAATGTGTCATAAGTGTCTGGTTTAAAACCAACCACACAGTCATCTCCGGAACTACTGGGTTCAGTTGGTATTTTATAGGTATGTGATACATAATTATGAACACTATCCATGCCTAAGGTGTTTATCAAGGTTGTTATATTGACTCCTGATGGTAAGCGTATAACTGTGTTGAGAAGACATAATGGTTGTTTTGTTTTCTTGTCATCACTAGTATAGTAGGTTATGGAATAGTTTTCACGAAGGGCAACTTGTCTGAATAGTTCACTGGGTACATGATGTATTTTGTCGTTGTCTAATAGCCAATTGATTATTCTAATGTATGGTGCTCTAAAGTATGTATTGTGTGATTTGTCTAATCCACTAATATCTAAGGTTGCTTGTTTTGTGAATCCTTCACTCATACATTGATTTAAGAACTTCTCTTTTTCTTCGTAAGTTTTACCAATGCCCCATCCTTTTAAGGTTTCTTGCATTATCTCCATCAACATGTTTACCACAGGTCCCATTATGAATTTGTCAATAGGTACTGGTCCGTAAATCTGCCTCATTTTTTCTAACCAAGTCTGTTTCTCATTTTTTAAGTGGCTTGAAGCTACAGATACTTTGTCTAATAGCAACGTTTTGTCATCAATAAATTTCTTTACCTCTTCTTGTTGGTTAGCTTCTAAACTATTATACCAGGCTATTTCACAATATTCGAATTCTTTTCCAGCTTGTCTATAATGGGTGGCATGTAAACCTCATCTACGAAACGGAGATAATCTTCTCCCATCTTGTTTAGTGGTATAGGCTTTCTCTCAAGCATTCTTTTGGCAGTTGTGAGTGTGTTAGCTATGCAATCGGTATAGTAGATGGTGTTCATGTTATCTTGACGGTTTTGGGCTTTGGGTAGCAATGCAAGTAAAACTGGTTGCGTATGATGCTTATCACAGGGATGGATTTTTTTCACTTCATCATAAGTCATTGTGGTATTTAAATTCTCGAAATTGCCCAACATTTTGATACTTTCACCATTTTCCATTTCCATTGGGTGTATGTTGAATTTATCATATCCGGCTTTATCCACACATTGCCCTGTCTTGATTAAGTCTTTTCTGTCAGGTGGTATAGGATTTAATACTACCCTATTGAAGCTGTTTCTCATCATTAGGTCGTTAAATTCAGCTAAGGGCACTTGATAATCTATTTTGGTGGGGTGTGATGCCTTCATATCCACATTAGTCATAGATTTATGTCTTCTAATTTTGTTGTTCATAGCTTGAGCATTTTTAAGGTCTAAGTGATATTGTGTTATGTCTTTGTTTAACTTAACAATAGAGGATTGATCCATAGCCGTCCTATGGTCGATGAATTCTTTAAATGACATCTTTCTGTTAGGCCAATAATGTGAACCGTTATAATTTATAACATAAACTGTCTCAGTGGAGTTAGTGAAATATAAATAAGTATTGAGACACCTTATAGTGCTTATTTGAGTTCCATCATTACGTTTGCTATATTGGTCGGCCACTATTACAAGGTTTATATTGTTAAAATGCGTTATAACCCATATGGTGTGGTAGTCCACCCATTCTCTGGATCTTAGCTTACTCAAATCCCAATCAGCTATTTTCCTACGCCGTAGTTTCATCATAACATTCCATTTGAGATCTGATTCTTTCTTTAGGTCTACAATACCATTTAACCTTAAGTAATCTATTGCATTGTAGAAACAATCTCCCACTAAGTATGGATAGTTACGGTCAGGATTCATAGGGAATAGCAACTTATTTAAGGTTTCCTCTTGTACTATAAATTCGTAAGGTTGTTCTTTCTCTATCAATTCGGTGTATGATTCATCCAGTCCTTCTATTTTAGGAAGCAC